CCCGATAATTTAATACGTTCACCAGAACAGAGGGCGATGCTTACAGAGATGGCACAACAGATGGCACAGATGCAAATGCAACAACAACAAGGCATGGAGCAACCACAATGATAAAAAAAGAAAGCCTGTTCGATAAAAAGAAAAAAGTTACGATACCAGACAAACAAGCAAAAGAAGAATTAAAGGAAGTAGAAGTAGCAAGTAGATTTGACGAGATGCAAGAATTAAGAGAACGAGGATATTATAAAGATTATCTTAGAAGCTATAAATACCTTCGGGCAAAAGGTATGAATGTAAAAGACGCATATAATAAGTCCTTAGATGATTTTATGGAAGAACTACGTTTGTCTGACCATTTACATAGTGTTGAGGATGGTTATTAAAGTAGGAATACCAAAGTAATGACAGCTAGTATTGGAATAGACGGCTATCCTCGTAGCAAAGAACAGGATGAAAGAATATCGCATAATATTGCTCAATGTTTTCATACAACCAATGGGCAAGAAGTATTGAAGTATTTAAGAAGCATCACGATAGAATCTGTATCGGGTGCTAATATTACCGATAATGAACTTAGACATTTAGAAGGTCAGCGTTATCTTGTCGGTTTAATTGAAAGACGTATTCAACATAGTCATGGAGTAAAAAGTTTATGAGTGAAGAAGCACAGGAATCAGCAGTAGAACAAACTGAACAAACTGAACAAGCAATAGAAAGACCCGAATGGTTGCCAGAAAAGTTTAATACACCAGAAGACATGGCGACCAGTTATGCAAATCTTGAATCAAAGATTGGGCAAAAGGAAGATGATTTAAGAAAAAATATTGAACAGGAAATGCAAGATAACCTTTATAAAAATCGCCCAGCAAGTGTAGGTGATTATCAACTACCAGAGACTATTGATGCAGAACAGGCAAACCAGAATGAACTACTGCAATGGTGGGCAAACACTTCTTTTGATAATGGGTTTAGCCAAGAGCAGTTTGAAGAAGGATTAAATATTTATGCAAATGAATTAAGTGCGGCTATGCCTAATCTGGAAGAAGAACATGCCAAGCTAGGAGATAATGCCGATGCTCGTATAGATGCAGTTAAGCTATGGGCAAATGCAAATTTCCCACAGGAATTAATGCCAGCAATGGAAACTCTTGGGTCAACAGCCGAAGGAATACAAGTCATGGAAATGTTAATAGAAAAACTCAAGGGGGCATCTATCAATGGACAGGCACAACCAGCGGGGGTTATATCGCAAGCCGATTTAGAGCAGATGATGAAAGACCCTCGTTACTGGAATCCGAAAGATAGAAGTCAAGACTTTGTAAATCAAGTGGATGAAGGCTTTGCCAAACTGCATAATAGAAGTTGATGCCATACAAGTTATAGAAGGTAAGGAATCTCATGCTTATTATCTTTCTTCCCGATTAAGAAAGAATGATTTGAGAGAAGTATGGCTATCTGATTCAGACCCATTACAAGCATTACTGACACCGATAGTAGATAAGGAAGACCTTGATGCAATTACTTATACTGCAACAGTGGGTGGTGAGCCAATCTGTATGTTTGGTACTGTAAAAGCAACCGACAATCAAGCTGTGGTATGGGCATTGGGTAGCGATAAAATATTTAAATATCGAAAAAGTTTTGTTAAAGCGTCTATTGAAGTTGTTAATTTACTTCAAAATAACTATGAAAAGATATGGAATGTTGTGCCATACGACCATCTGGATACTATTATATGGTTAAAAAAATTGGGGTTTATTATAGAAAATGACTTTGTTTTACAAAAAAATGTGCCTATGTTGCATTTTTTCCGTTGCAAAAAACTAGAAAATATGGCAACAGTACATTAAGTGACCCGAAAAAAGCAGAATGGTCTTTGTAAAAAGGCAACCATGTTGAAGCTAAATTAGGACAATCATGCTGAACGATGCGAAAGCATCATAACTTTATTAACTTAAATGGAGGCTATCTTGGCAAACACCATAGATACAGCTTTTATTAAGCAGTTCGAGGCTGAGGTACATTTAGCATATCAACGTATGGGTTCAAAGTTACGAAATACTGTGCGTACTGCTGGTAATGTACGAGGGAATCAAGTAAGATTCCAAAAGATTGGTTCTGGTTCTGCTAATACTAAAAGCAGAAATGGTAAAGTCACTCCCATGGAGTTGGCACATACCACTGTTGATGTTACTCTAGCTGACTGGTATGCACCAGAGTATATCGACAAGTTAGACGAATTAAAGACTAACATTAACGAAAGACAAGCAGTTGCAACAAGTGCGGCTGCGGCTCTTGGTCGGAAGACCGATGAAATCATTTACACAGCTATGGATTCGGGTGCGAACAGCACTCAAATACATGACACAAGTTCTGCGTTGGAAAGAGCAGATGTGCTATCATTGTTTGAAACAATGGGTGCGGCAGATGTTCCAGAAGACGGACAGAGATTTGTTGCCATGAATCCAAAAGGCTTTGCAGACTTATTCACAATCACAGAATTTTCTAGTGCTGATTATGTGGGTGAGGCTCAGTTGCCTTATGCTGGTGGAATGACTGCGAAAAACTGGTTATCATTTATGTGGTTTAGCACTTCTGCTGTAACTGCTGGGAAGAATATAGCGTATCATTCTTCCGCAGTTGGTTTAGGCATTGGGGCAGATGTAACTACAGAAATAAATTATGTGCCAGAAAACGTATCACATTTAACAACATCCATGATGAGTATGGGCGCGGCTGTTATCGATGATAATGGTGTCTATGAAGTCTTGGATAACAACAGTTAAGGAGGTTTAAATGGCTTATGATAAAGATAATTTAACTCGCTTGGCTGGTGGAAGTGGGCATACTCTATGGCACTATACGACAACCGATACGATTGCAACAGTTAACACAGCTGGATATTTTTCAGACAGTGCTAATATGTTCAACACAAATGATGTAATTATAGCAGTTACATCTTCTGGTGGAACGCCTGTTGTATCGTTGACATACGCTAATAGTGTGACTGCATCAGCAGTTGATGTAGTTGATGGCTTAACAGTTACAGCTACAGACAGCGACTAATAAGGAGTAGGGGGAGAAATCCCCCTATACCAAATGGCAGTAACAAGTACCACAGCAACAACAGCCATAGATGTTTGTAATAGGGCATTGGTTCTTATCGGTGCTTCTCCCATGACATCTTTTGAAGATGGAACAAACGAGGCTTTAGTTGCTGTGAACTTGTACGAAGATACTTGCCGAGCTACATTGGTTAATACTCGTTGGCGATTTGCTACAGACCAAAGAGCATTAAACAGATTAACAAGTGAACCTACTGGTAGATGGGATGCCGCCTATTTAATACCAGCAGAATCACTTTTTGTTCATGCAGTTACAGTAAATGATGCCCCTATTCAATATGATATATTTGGTAATATGGTTTACTGTGATGCAACAACAAACGATACAGTTATAGCTGATTATAATTTCAGACCAACAGAAGCAAAGTTTCCCTCTTATTTTGTACAGGCACTTGTCTATGAACTGGCTGGACAGTTTGCTTTGGGTATAGCAAGAGATGACGCACTATCAAGTATGATGTTTAACAATGCTCGCTTTTATATGCAAAGGGCAAGAACAATGGATAGTCAGCAACAAACAACAAGAAAACTTATAACAAATCGCTTTATAGTCTCAAGAAGGTCTTAATTGTGAGAGTCCGTATTCCTCAAAATAACTTTGAGAGGGGTGAAATCAGTCCATCTATGACGATGAGAACTGACCTTAATACTTATGTACAGGGTGCAGAAGAAGTAAGGAATCTCTTTCTCTTGGCTGAAGGGGGAGTAAAAAGAAGGGCTGGTTCAGAATGGTTAAGCACTTTTGGTATAACACCTAATACATCGAATAGAGTTGAGGTTCGCTTAGAGCCATTTCTATTTAGTGATGATGAACGATATATCATGGCTTTTAGTAATGCACGATTAGATATATTTCGTATTGTTGCAAGTACAGGAGCAGTAACAGCCTTAACAGCTTTAACTGCTGATTCGGATTCAAGTGCTTTGCCTTGGACAACAGCAAGATTGGAACGCATGACATTCACTCAGAACGCAGATGTCATGTTTATTGCTCATCCCGATTTTATGGTAAGAAAAATAACAAGAACAAGTGCAACAGCCTTTTCAGTTTCGACTATGACATTTGATGCAACAACAGCTGATGATGAAAAGTACCAGCCCTATTTTGCCTTTCAAGAAAGTGGAGTTACCTTAACTCCTCAAGCAACTAGCGGAACTGGTAAAACAATGACAACCTCGGCTGATTACTGGAACTCAAGTCATGTCGGTACGATTATACGATACGCTGGTAATGAAGTGTTAATAACTGGATACACAAGTGCTACAGTTGTAACTGGTACAATTAGAAAAACATTATCAGCAACAACAGCTACAACAAACTGGGATGAAGCCAGCTTTTCAGCTTATCGTGGTTATCCTCATGCTATAACATTCCATGAAGATAGGTTGTGGTTAGGTGGAACTAAGAGTCAACCAGACGCTATTTGGTCTTCCAAGACATCAGAGTATTTTAATTTTGATGTTGATGATGCCAGTGATGATGACAGTATTCAAATAACAATCAATGTTGGTGAATTTAATAACATAAGACATTTGGTTGCTAATCGTGATTTGCAGATATTTACCAGCACATCAGAGTTATATATCCCTTCTTTTGCAGATAAGGCATTGACTCCTACTAATGCTCAGATTAGAAGGCAAACTCCTTATGGTGCTTCTTATGTAAGACCTTTACCCTTTGATGGTGCAACAATATATATTCAAAAGACAGGAACATCCGTGAGAGAGTTTCTTTTTAGCGAGCAAGAATCAGCGTATGTATCCACCCCATTATCTTTAATTTCATCGCATTTAATTAGTAACCCAACCCACATAGCTTCTATTAAAGGTGCGTTCTCCAGACCAGAGCAGTATGCTTTTGTTGTTAATGACGATGGTTCGCTGGCTGTGTTCCATTCTATTCGTAATGAAGAAAAGGCTGGATGGACTAAGTGGACAACAACAGGGAACTATCATTCAGTCTGTGCTATAGATGATAGAGTCTTTGCTGTTGTGTATAGAGATATGGGAGGTGGTACAAATAAATACACACTTGAAGAATTTAAAACCTCATTGCGGTTGGATTGTTCCGATAGTTTTACTGCGACATCGAGTAACAATGGTATCTTTGCAACCAATACTATATTTACAGATGGTGCTTCATTGGCTGTTGTTGAAGGAGATAATTATATAGGCTCGTTTACACAGGCTAGTAATCAGACAAATGTGTCGGCTGTAAAAGCTATTAATACAGCAGAGATTGGTTATAGCTTTACATCTAATTTAAAAAGTTTACCAGTAGATGCACAAGTTCAAGGTGGACCTTTAACTGGAGAACCAAGAGCAATCACAAGAGTTAATCTTGATTTATTGTCAACGCTATCGGTTTCTGTTAATAGTCAACCATTAATAATACAAGGTGTTACTGATACAGTAACAAGTAGTGAAATGGGATTTAATGCTTTTACAGGCAAAAAGGAGTTTCGTTTGTTAGGATATAGTCGTGACCCAAGAGTTGAGATAACTCAAACAGCACCATTGGATTTACAGATTAATGGTATGATAGTAGAGGTAGCCTTCTAATGTGCATGCCCGTTCCACAATTAATGATGATGTCAACAATAGCTGGTGCAACAACTTCTATTATGGCTGGCAATGCACAAGCCAGAGCCACTGCTGAAAGTGCTAAATGGAATATAAAACAAATACAAAATCAAAAACAGATGGCTGAATTAGAGGCACAACAGGCAGAACTTTCAAGGATGGAAACTTTTGCAGAGGCGACATCATCTAATGTAGCTATGTTTGCTATGATGGGGAGAAGTGCAACAGACCCATCAGCATTGGCATTAATGGCACGAAATGAAGAGGCAGTTCAGAGTGATATAGAAAGGATAAAGTTACAAAAGACTGCAATACAAAATAAAATGGATTTACAGATTCAATCTATATCTGAGACAGCAACAGAAAAAGCAACGACAGCAAAAAGATTGGGTTATTTTAAAGCCTTAAATACTGGAGCAGAAGGTATTATTAATATTAAGGAAATAGAATAAATGGCAATCAGAGTTATTAAACCACAAGTGAGCAATCAGCCAGTAGGTATTGTACAAAAGGATGATACAAGTGCAGAGGCAGAAACATACAAAGCCTTATCTGAAACAGCTACAGCTTGGGGTGCTTTTCTTTTTAAGAAGGAAGCAGAGAAAGCACAAGTCGAAGCTATGGAGTATGCAGATAATGTAAAGATACCTATACTTGACCCGAAGGATGGGCTTATTAAAAAAGTACCGACACCTCAAGGATGGGGTGGTATAAGGAAAAGAACTTTTGAAAAAGCCATGCAAAATCACTATAGAAATTCTATAGATAAACAATTAAGAAATGTATTTGCAACATTGCAACTCGATAAAGAGTTAGCATTATCACCAGCAAAGTTTCAAGAGGCTGGCAGTATTCGTTTAAAAGCTATTATTGATGCGTCAGATGAATCATTTAAAGGATTTGTTGAGAATCAAGGAACAGAATATTTTGGTGCGGCTCTTTTAAATGTAAAAAAGAATCAAACAGAACAAGCATTAAAGAAGATAAGATTTGGAGCAAGAAGTAATTTTGGGATGAAAATTACACAATTAGAGTCTTTGACAAAAACCGATTTGCCAGAAGCTATACAGCAAGCAAAGG